CTCGCGCGCTGTATCTCAAGCCTGATATCCACCTGCGCGCCCTCGTTGGCCGCGACCAGAACGTTGGTCAGCGGCAGGCCCGTAAATGACACAGCCCAGAAGGCTGGAATGTCGAAAGGGATGCCCGCCTCGATGAAGCTCTGCGGGGCGGTGTAATCGACAGAGAAGACATCGCTATCGAGCGTGTATTCCGTGCCGCCACCTGTCAGTTCTTCCCTGATGCGCCAGTTGCCTGAGAAGCTGGTATCAGTCGCGCCGTCATCACTCAGGCCGCCAGATATGAGGCTGTCGATTGTCGCCGTGATGCTGTAGTCACCGCCCGCGCCGGTTGGCGTAAGCGTGACCGTCGCAATCGTCACCCACGTTGAACCGCTCGAGACGCCGCCCGAGAACGCCACGCCGTTGGATGTCATGGCGCCGCCACCGCCCGCCGCTGCCTGCACCGCCGTGTCATTGGCAATGCGCGCCGCGCGCTCAGCTTCAATCCGCGCCGCCTGCGCTTCCTGCTCAGCAGCCAGCCGCGCCACGCCGCTGTTGACGTTGGACGAGAACTTCACCCCGCCCGTAAGGTACTTGTACCATTCGTTCGTGAGACGGCCTTCCTTGTCCACCAGCGGCACGCCGACAGATGGCGGTTTAGGCGCCCGCTCCGTCACTTACAGGTCCTCATTGACGACAACGCCAAGGTAAGCGGCCGGCGCCGGATCGCTTTTCTGGAACTGGAACACCATGCCCGCGAGCTTCGTGCGGCCGCAGCGATGCCAGACCGTGCGCTGGTCATAGACGCCCTGCGCGCCCAGCTTCCGGCTGCGCCAGTTCGTCCACGTATTGCCGCCATCGGTCGAAACACGAAGCTGCACGACAGGGTCAACGCCCTGCCCCGTCGCCACGCCAACGCCCTTGGAACTCTCGAGCCGCACCGTCGTGATGGGCAGGCTGTCCGGAGCGCCCGAAAGATGCGCCGTGAACTCGCGCACGATCTCCGTACCCATCGTGGAGGCCGTCGCCATGCTCTCAGAGGCATAGTCCCGGCTCAGCTCGTCAAACTGGCCCGTTGCATCGCAGGCGAACACCCGGCCGGCAGCGGTGATGATGTCGGTATAACGCCACGTCGCGGTCAGGTTGGTCCCGCGCGTATGCCATTCCTGCGTCAGCACATCGAACACCATGCAGGCGGTCGGCGTGCGGTAGCTGATGAAGATATGCCCCCGGTCCTGGTACGTCTTGCCGATGATGTTGGCCGCGCCTGCACTGCGCAGCGCCGCAGATACCCACGGTTCCGAGATGATGGGCGAGCCGCCCTGACCCAGCCTGCGGACGTTGAAAGCCTCGTCCACGAAGAACAGCGAGTTGTCAGCCTTGACGATGCCGTCACGGCAGGCGCAGCCGACTTGCTGCGTCATGCCCGCCTGCGCCGCGAACGGGTCGGCGCTGTCACCCGTCTGCGACCAGACTTCAATCGTCTGCGAGCCCAGCAGGTAGTAGAACTCGCCCAGCACGCGGCCGGCAATGATGTCGTCGGGCGAACTCTCGGCGGTGTAGTAGTTCAGCGCCGTCACGTCATCGAGCGCGAGGACAGCCGTGAAGCCGAACCGGTTCTTGTAGGTGAACAGCCCGCGCTGCCCGAGGGTATCCACGGACGTGAACGCGGTTGCGCTCGCGTCAGACAGCAGCGTTGCATACTGCGCATCCGTGACCGCCGCGATGGCCGTTCCGGTCGAGACGTACAGCCCGCCATTGAACAGGCCGAAGCCCTGCGTTTCGGTGAACGCGAAATCCCCGCGATCCGACCCGGCAATGGTCCCCGTGAGGCTTCCCGTCGTGTTGCCCGATGGCGTGAACGTGGACAGGGTCGTCCCCTGCGCGATCAGCACATTGCCCGAGGCGTGGCCGTCTGCCTGCCACATGCCACGGCACGCGCCGGCAAAGTCGGCACGCTGCAATGAGCCAGGCGCTTCGATCAGCACATTCTCACGCTGCGGGTCGTTCGGATGCGGTTCGCGATAGACGTTGTGGCATTTCTTCTCGGCAAGCCCCGTGACAACAGCGGAGGCTGCGGAAGTCGCCATCGGCACGCGCACTAGAAGTATTCCGCCCGCGTCGGCTTGTTGAACCGCTCGCCGCTCTGGACCAGCCGCCGCAGGTTGCGCTCCGCCGTCGGCTCGTAAGTCTGCCGGAACGATGCAGCCTGCCCGCCGTCCATGTAGTCGTCTGCCGCATGGCAGGCGACATACATAGCCAGATCCTCGAGCATCGACTGCGGACACGCGCTGTCGGACCAGTAGGCAATCCCGAGGTCGCGCAGCTTCTCGTTCACAGAGGCGATAAGCCCCTCGATCAGCGCGGTGTCCTCGGCTTCCGCCGTCTCGCCTGCTTGCAGCACCTTGAGCTTCTGAAGCACGCGGTTGCGCAGTTCGGCCAGTGTGGCGTCAGCCATTGACCACCTCGGCTTCGATCACTTCCAGCGGCTCACGCGTTGCGCCTTCCAGCGCCGCGCGCAGCCGTTCGATGCCCCAGCGCTTGTCATAGTTCGCGCCGAGGTCGTCGAGTTGCTGCTTGATGATGGCGCGTTCGTCCTGTTCCGGGTTGCCTTTCGGCGCGGGGGCGTTCTCCGGGGCTTCCGTGAAGTGCGGATTGCCCCGGAGTTTGTTTACCTGCCACGGGAGCAGATGCCCCACGTCCACAAGCTGCCCCACCGGGAACGTCACGTTAAAGAGGGAGCAGAACTCTGCCCCCTCCTCTTCGTCACCCTTCCAGATGAAAGCCGACATCAGACCGCCAACGTCGGATCGACCACGTAGTACACAACGAGCGTGATAACGCCCGTGTGACCCGCGTTCGAGGCTGCGTTGGCTTCGATTTGCAGCTTCGTCTTCTTCGTGAACTGCGGGAGCGTACCCGCAGCCAGAACGCCGCTCAGCGGGTACATGAGCCCGGTGACTGGCGAGATGTTGCCAGCAGCGAACGCATCGCCCGTCAGCACGCCGAGGTTGCCAAGCCCGTCAGGGTCAGCAGCATCATACGTGCCAGAGCCGCCGTTGGCAGCCCAGCCGAGGTCCATGTCCAGCGTCTCCGTGCCGGTGTCGATGTCGGCGCCGTAGAACATGCCTCCGACAATGACAGCGCCCGCAGGCACCCAGCACATTTCGAAGATGTCGCCATCTTCAACAACCGCCGGGATGGTGTACGTCCCGTAAGCGACTTGCAGGATGCCCGCGCCAGCAAAGCTGGCAATCGGGAAGCCCGTCGCACCGCGCGTCGCGGTGAGTGTTTCAGCAACCATAGGTCAGGGCTCCTTACGAGTCAGATGCGGCTGCGAAGAAGCACGACACCATGCCGTGTTGCTTGCCGTTGAAGCTCAGTTTCTTGACGCCAAGCAGTTCCTCGATGGCGACGCCAGGGCGGAACTTGTAGTCTTTCGTCGTGTCGGTCTGCGGCGTGGGTTCCTGACCCCATGCGATGCCAACAGCCTGCGCGCCGCACAGGAAGACGGGGCGAACGTCGCAAGACGCGGCGCCAACGCCGTCAAGCTGGTACGTACCAGCGCCGGCAATGTCGTCGATCTCAACGCACTCTCTGTGAATAATCCCATCGTACAGGAGGTCACCATCCTGAAACAGCGGGTTGTCATCCATGCCGTTGCCTTCACGCGAGCGAGCCTCACGGTTCGCTTGCGTCATCGTGGTGTCGGCCTTCAGATCGCGGAACGTCCGCGCGCCGTGGAACGCCACGTAGTATTCCCGGCCGTCCGCTGTCTTGTACGGGCGGATATGGGGGTCTGCGAGCTTCGCCATGCGCTTGCCAAGCGACATCGACGCCACCGTGCATTTATCGTCGGTCGTGTCGATGTTGCCGATGGCGGTTGCCCACGTGGCGGAGTAGTTCGAGCGGAGCTTGCCGAACAGCAGGCGGTCAGCGTTCGCCAGAGCGTAAGCGTTGCGGTTAGCAGCGCTCGAATCTTCCAGCTTGACCGTGGTATCGCCCGTCGTGACGACGGACAGCATCGCCTTGATGACGTCATCACGCAGCTTCTCCGCTTCCCACTGGCGCAGCATGTCTTTCGCAGCGCCGTAAAGGTCGATCTCGGTCTTGTAGCTGGTCGATTTCGGCACGCGCACGCCGTTCCTGCGCCAATCAACGGAGATTGCGCAGTTGTAGTTGCCGAGCTCTTCTTCCGAGCCGTCAAGCACCGTGGCGCCGGTGACGCCCTGGCCGACAAGACGCGTGATCAGCGGGATGTTGATGGTCTTTCCCGCTTCTTCCTGAAGCTCATACTTGGCGATGATGATGGATGACGACGAGCGGCCCATGTACGGCTTGAAGCCGGAGGCGCGCACGTATTCGGAGTAGTATTGGCTGATCCACTTCTGTTTCTCAGAAGCAGAGGCCAGGGTCACTTCTGACATTGGTTATCCTCTGAATAGGTTATCGAAAGCGTTCCCCGGGCCAATGGGCACGGTTCCGGCTCTCGCTGCCGCTGGTCTTCCGACCACTGACGGCGGGGGTTGCTGTGACGATGGGGCTGGCTGGACGCCTTGGCCCTGAAGTTCAGCCAGTACCTGCGCGCGGATCTTCTCGGCCTCAGACTTGCGCCAGGCTTCCGGGTCTTGCCCGATCTCTGACATCAGCTTGTGCTGCTTGTGCCATTTCACCACGAAATCATAAGGGTGGATCTGGCCTTGCAGTTGCTGTTGCAGCATCGGGTTCTGACCGACAGCAGACAGGAATGCCTGTTGCGCCTCGCTCACGATGTCCTCGCCATGGGCCTGTCGGGCCATCAGCTCGGATGTGTTGAGGCGTTCGTTGAAGGCGATCCGCTGCTGTTCAGCGAGCGCATACTGAATGATCCCTGACGGGTCAGTCGGTATCTGCTCGGGCTGTTGCGGTTGCTGGTAGCGTTGGAGTTGGGCTTCGAGGTCTTCCCGCTTGCGGGTCTCGGCTTGTCGTTTGTCGCGCTCATCTAGAAGCGCGGAGATGGGAACGAAACGCCCTGTTTCCGGATCACGCGCCCTGCCATCGCCTTGCGGCTCGGGTGTGGCTTGTGCTGCAGGCTCGGCTTCCACAGTCTGAGGCGCGGCCTCAGGCGTTACGGCTGCCGGTTCTTCAGCGTCCAGAAAGTTCAGCTTCTCATCGCTCATCGTTCGACCTTTCGTCGTCGTCACGCAATCGCCCGAACAGCGGCGTCCTGTTTGGCGCCCGATTGACCCCGGCGGCGGGTACGAAAAAACCCGCCTGATCAGGGCGGGTCGTTCATCTCTTGATTGTCGGAAGCGTTACGCCGCGAGCAGCAGCATCACGGCTTCGTCCTCGTCTTCCTGTTCGGCCTCGGCTTGCTGCCGGGCGAGTTGTTCCAGCGCGGCTGTGAGCTGCGCCTGCGTGCGTGCAATCGCTGCATCCTGACGCGCGATAATCTCTTGCGGCGCGGGAAGCGGCGGAATGGCCGGCCGCGGCGTCGGCGGCTTCCAGTCGTCTCCGAACTCCTTGGAGACGGGCTCTGGCTGCTTCTTCTTGCGCTTCTTGTAATAGTAAGGGTCTTCAGCAACGCCGCCGCTCTTGGAGCCGCTGGACAGGCCGTTATCAACTGCCGGCTCGAAGCCTCGGATGATCAGCCCGCCCGTTCCCGGCGTCACGCTGACGCTGGTCGGAACCGTGACGCTGGGCGCGTAGCCCTGAATGACCAGCGCGCCAGTTCCAGGCGATGCCGTCTGGCTCTGTGTTGCGCTGACCGTGGGGGCGAACCCCGTCAGGACCAGCGTGTCTATGCCGGGGCTGACCGTGACGTTCTGCTCTGCGCTGACCGTTGGCGCAAAGCCTTGGAGCGTCAGGGAGCCTGCGCCGGGGGATGCAGTGGCGTCTGTACCGCCGCCTGCCGCCGCTGGTAGCGCGCTTAGCGGGGCTTCTGATAGCGCGCTATGGCCTAGCACGGGTTAGCCCTTCACAACTTCAGCTTCGACTGCCACGGCCTTTTCTGCGGCAATCGCATCAATCTTCAGGTCAACCTCGGATTTCGTGATGATGGCCTTCTCGATCAGCACTTCGCGCAAAGCGGCGTTTTCTTTCTCCAGCGCGGCGATCTTCTCGTCTGCGGTGATGATGGGCTCTGGCGGTGTGATGCCGTTGCCGGTCTGCGCGACGCACGCCGCAGGATCGGCCTCGAATGTGGCGAGGGGCCAGATGCGGGTTGTGCCGTCGTCGGCGGTTACGGTGACTGTTCCGGATTTGCGGTTGTAGGAAATGCCCATCGCTATGCGGCCTTCAGGTACGGAATGCCGGTGAAGTGAAGCCCCACTTGCTCGGTAAAGGTTTCGCTCGTCGCGTTAGGCCACGTCCCGTATGTCTCCGAACTTGTCAGGCAGAAAATCCCGTAGCCCGATGAGTTCATCGCACTCGACTGCGTGGCGGAACCAATCAGCGCAGAATGATATGAGAAACTATCACGAAGAAAACCCTTGATCGCGGACGTTCCGTTATCCGCCCAATAGGCAAACCAGTACATGCCCGCCTCAAGCGTCACGTTTGCGCCTGTAATGTCTGCACTGACAACGCCTGTCGCAGTCGTGCTGATGTTTCCCGTTTCCGCCAGTGGCGTTCCGCTCGGGCGGTTGGTTGACGAGCTGTGCGCGTAAATTGCCAGCTTCATGTTACCGCCGGCAGACGCCGTAGTGATCAGGCAACCCAAATCGGAAATCGTGATCCGGCGCGGAATATATGTGGGCGTGTAAACAATCGTATTGGCGCCCCCAGCCGCAGAACTGTTTGGAGCGCCAGTGATAAAGGGCAAATACCAGTTTCCGGCGACATAGCCCGGATGGATAATGCCCTCGAACTTGTCATGCACCGCATTCCTGCTCGGCGCAGTCGCCGTGTCGCCGTTCCAGCTTGAAGCATACGCCGTGTCATCCGCAATCTTGCTCGCAGGCAGCGTGATGAATACGTCTTTCGTCCCCGCGCTGAAGTTGACCGCAGCCCCAGCGTTCGAACTCGCAAGGATTGTTGTGCGCGTGTAGACGTTGGCCGACACCCGCGTTGCGAGCGAGGTTTCCCACTCTGCGCCGCCCACGATGGCGAGGAACAGCGTGTCCCCGTCAGCCGTCGCAACAGTGCTGAGCGTGCGGAAGCCGGTCGGCGCCGAGCCCGACACGGTGATGTTGCCCGTGCCGGTCGTCGTGGTCGTGTCCTTGACGCGGTCGCCTGTTACGTGTGCCATGCGTTATGCCAGCGTGAACACGCCAGAGGCGTTTATCGCGACCGTCAGCGTTCCAGACACCGTCGAGACGCTGCCGCCGGTGTCCAGCTCGCAGAAGCACAGCAGGTCGTCGTTCCCCGCGTTGTCCGCGTAGATCACCGCATACTTGGCCGTGATGGTGGACGAGGTCCACGCCTGGTCGTCGCAGTCGAAGGTGATCGTGCCAGTTGAGCGAACCCACGTTGCAGACAGCGTCTTGCCGCCCGTCGTATAGCCACCACCATTGGCAACCTCGTTCGTCAGGTCGCTATACTGCGCGTTCGTGCTCGTGCCGGCGAACGTCGCGGCCAATGCCTGAGCGTCCGTCGTCAGCGCCATTTTGAACGTGTTGGTGTCGAGATCGAACGTCCCGTCCGCCAGCTTCTCCTTGGCGATGTTGAAGACTTGCCATGCGCCCGCAGCCATCAGCTATTCCCCTTCTTGATCCGCACGCCCAGCGCCTTGCCGGTCTTGGGATCGCG